GTAGTTAATTGGAAGTCAACCGCGCAAGAATCTGAGGCTAAAACATCTGGAGTTCCGCCAACAGAATCTGAATATTGAACCGCAATGTTATGGATTCTCAAAACTGTCTTTCCTAGAGCATCAACTACTGCTCCAAGGTCAATAGTTTCCTGATTGAATGCCCCTGCTTTGTTTAGTGTTATGCTTTGTCTCAGGAAAAATGAATCCGTTCGCGCCATATTTTTTCAACTTAGTAGGGGGTACTTAGTATATTTTTGTGGGTCGAAACGCTAATAATCACACCCCTTGTACCCATGGCTATAGCAGCCGTGGCTATACTGCGGAGATATTGATTATATCCAATCCGCGAAGCGGTGAATCTGAGATGAAAGTGAGATGGGGTTTAATCGTGAAGTGTGGGTCGTAGCAACAGATGACACAACAACCTGACCCCAAAAAGACTGATTCCCTAGGACGAAATAGACTGCCTTCTGAGCGTTATTCTCAGCATGGCGGTACTGTCAGACCTAAACACATAGTTTGGACTTGTAAGGTATGCTCTAGGGCTTGGAATGTGACCTCTAAATCGTATAGATATGATAGTAAATGTAGACAATGTGGAACAAGAAATACAATATTATTGACATTACCAAAATCATATGTAAAATCTAGAAAGAGAATTACCAATTTCTCCTTCTATCCTACTGCTGAAATGGCACAATTCATAGCACAAAAGAGAAATCAAAACTGGATGAGAAGAAGAACCAAGTCAGGATATGGAACATCTACATTTGTAAAAGCCAACGATCTAAATTTACATCAAGATGAAAGAACACTTTGATTCTCAAATATTACCGGAATCCGGTAAAGTCATGAAATTGGTAAAAAAACTGCAGTTTTACAATGTGGAATTCTAGCCTAAAATCGAAACATGCTGCTCCAGGTTCTTGCAGCTTCTTTTTTTTTCAAAAACCGAATAACGGAAATATCTAATTTGTAATATCTTGAGCGACACCCTTGACCATTTGTAAGATTGCCTCATTTTCTGATATCTTAATTGGTTCAAGAACTACAAGATAATTATACCTTCTTTCAGGAGAAGTAGTATTGTCTGATGTGATATATGAATTGATGTATAAATGACGATTGATGACATGGTCTGGGTCTACAATTGCTTGATTATCATTCAAACCAGTTGGCCCAGTTATGAAATCGGTTGCAGCATCTCGCAAATTGTAGCCTTTTATCATCCAACCAAATTGTCTGTTATCATTTACTGTGACAGTATCATCGAATCCTGCAGGACTAATGATATCGGTTGAAATAGATGCAGCAACTAATAATTGACCGTCACCTGTTCCAGTAGCAGCACGATAAGTTTCAGGCCAGAAATAGAAGGACTTGACTTTCCATGCTCTAGAGAGGTCTGCTGCCTCGTAAGAAAATATCTTATTATTGAGACTCCTTGAATTATCATCAATGTCTATGCTACCTCTAAATGTTAAAATTCGACTCATTTCAATTCCCTCTTAGTTAATCTATGTGCTTTCTTCATTAATACAGAGATATCTGTTCTAGGATGCTTCTTCTTTAATGATTTCAAATGCTTTCCAAATACTCTTTGATATCTAGAAACTTTACGAGTTTGTTTCTTTGGAATTGGTATTTTATCAGACCTAATCTGACGATCAACTTTTTTGAAGCTTGAAGCGTTTCCACCAGTTGCGATTTCCGCTAATTCATCACGAGTGAATCCGCCTGAATCACCAAGGAGAATAGCCTTGACAACTGCATGAGCGGGATTGGTCGAAATGATAGCGCGAAGATATTCTTCCGCAGCCTTTTCTACCCTATCTTTTGACACCATACCGCATCAAATCTATTGTTGTGAAAGTGCTAATGCCATGGCTGATGCTTGAGTCATAGTTTCTGAAGTACATTCCATCACTAAACTCACTATAATGTCCTCTTGCCACCCTGAAGTAGTAGTTCTACCCGACAAATACATTTGCTCGACTCCTATCAAATACCCATTTGTCCAATGCTGAGGTGCGACATCAAATTCATCATTCATGTTAGTTGGAACGCCATCAGTAGCAATCTGATTGTAGGCAGTTAATCTTCCACTCGCAATAACTGATTTATTGTCGCCAGAAATTACTAAGGCAGTTTGAGATTGAGTAGTTAATTGGAAGTCAACCGCGCAAGAATCTGAGGCTAAAACATCTGGAGTTCCGCCAACAGAATCTGAATATTGAACCGCAATGTTATGGATTCTCAAAACTGTCTTTCCTAGAGCATCAACTA